CAGACCACCGGTAGCTACGATTTTTACCTCGTGTACCGGGGCAGCAAGCCGATCGCAAAGCTCACCCAGACGCAGTACACCGACGAACTGTCCTCCGACAGCACAACGTACCAGGTGCGCGGCTGCTACGCGGATTCGAGCAACTACGGTTTATCTAGCGCGGTCACGGCAACGATCACGACCGGACAGTATGTGACGCTCTACGGCATCGCGTCCGGGAAGAAAGTGACGCTCAAGCATTGCGGACTAAAGAATCAGCCGGTACAGAACGCGATCAACCGCGACATTCAGTACATTTTCATGTATGGCAGCACGTACCCGCACGCGGAAAGAAGCGAGTTTGTGACAAAGAAGGTCGGCGGCACGGCGGTTTTCCTTCCGGGCGAAGACAAAGCGGGATTTGACGCGCTGATTGGCGAATTGGTGTGCCTGAAAACGCAGTCCGGCGAGATGGTGATCGGCTATCTGAACGAGACAAGCGACACGTCGAGAGTGAACCCGGACAAATCCGTCTGCAACTTCTCGATTCAGCAGATCGACTACTCGGAGGTGATCGACATTGATTCGTGACGTATCCTACCGCGTAGCGGTTTTACGAAAGGGCGGCGAGGTATCGGCGCTTTCGTGGGCGGCGGGAAATGACCCAACGGTTTATTTCGATGCGTCCGGCGAGATCAAGTCGAGCTTTTCCGGAGAGTTCTATGTGAATCCCATTGTAGACCTGCTGTCGGACGAAATTCAGCCGATTTTGACCGTGGACGGCACGGAATATCCCCTCGGGGTGTTCCGCGCCGCGACGGTGACCAAAGCGGTCACAAAATACGGGAAGACGGTCAAGGTAGAGGCGTATGACCGGTGCTGGCTGCTCAAAAGCAACAAAACGCAGACGCGGGTGCATTATGCAAAGGGCACGTCTTACTTGGCGGTCGTTCAGCAGATTTTGACGACGTGCGGCGTGGCACTGGCTATCACGACAGCTTCTGCGGCAACGCTTGCCACAGACCGCGAGGACTGGGAGATCGGAACAGATTATCTGACGATCTGCAATGACCTTCTGGCGGAGATCAACTACAAGCCTGCGTGGTTCGACGTGCAGGGTATCGCCCATATCGAGCCGTATACACATGCGCTTGCGGCAAACATCAAGCACCGATACGGCGGGACGGAGATTCTGAGACCGATTTCGGCAGACGCTTCAGAGGAAACGGACATCTTTTCTACGCCGAATGTTTTTGTGTGCGTCTGCTCGAACCCGGACTTGGAAGATGCGCTTGTGGCGACGGCGGTAAACGAATCGCCGTCGTCCGCGACCTCAACATTCAAGCGGAATATGCGAATCGTTCAGGTGACGAAGGTCGACAATGTTGCATCTCAGGACGAATTGCAGACCATCGCGAACCGGCTGATGAGCGAGTCGCAGCAGACGGTAAAAACAATCAGTTTCGAGACATTTTCTGAGGGGAATCACGGCATCGGGGACGCGATCTCCATTGACCATCCGGATATCGGCGGAATCTATGAGGAAACCGCTTGGAGCATCACGCTTGGAGCGGGAGAGTTGATGAAACACACAGCGAAAAGGACGGTGATTGCATGATTCCGGGATTATCGACGCAGAAAGAAAAGAAGGTAACAGCACCGACATTTGACCTTGCGACGGTCGGCGCGGTGTATTCCGACGGTTTGAGCCTGATTTTTGACGGCAGCACGACGGCAAGCGAAAAGCATTACAAATGCAACACGTCGATTTCGTTCAAGGCGGGTGACCGCGTGAAGATTTCGAAGATTTCCGGCTCTTACGTGGTGGATTACATCGTCGGAATCCCAAAAACATAGGGGGTGATTAAGTGTTTCAGAAAATCGCGAACGCTTTATCGGTGGAAGTTGAGGGAACTGACCTGACGAAAGCGACGAAGATTGAGTTCTATGTGAGACAGGGGTGTTCCTTCTTCCAGTACGAACCTACAGTAGTCGACGAAACGCACCTGCTTGTAAAAATCCCGTATGCAGACGCAATGCGGTTGCAAGCAAGCACAGTAAGGCTACAGCTTGCCTTAACGGATGGCGACGGAAACCCGATGGCAGCTGAAATCGTGCAGACGGACGCAAAGCGGTTCTTGAAGGAGGCTGGCTATGATTAAAATGACGCTTTCCCAGCCGGAAATCAAGATGAAGATCGCCCCGGCGAAGGTGGTTTACACGGGAGGCAGCAAGCCCTATGAGGGCGTATACGACGTAACGCCGCAGGCAAAAAGTGCAGTCATCCTGCCGACAAAGGACCGGCTGCTCTCCCGCGACGTAAACGTCAAAAAGATTCCATATTACGAGACATCAAACCAGACCGGCGTAACGGTCTATATTGCATCGGAGGTATGACATGGGTAGGAGTAAAATTATTTATGGCGGCGAGGTCCTGCTTGACCTGACTGCCGACACCATCGAGCCGGGCAAGGTCCTGCTGGGGTTTAAGTACCACGGCCCGGACGGCGAGCTGCACACAGGCACCTGCACGTTTGACCTGGACACGTCGGGTGCAACCGTCAAAGCGTCGGAGATCCTGCTCGGCAAAACGGCGGGCGCGCGCGGAAGCCTGATCACAGGCTCTATGCCGGACAATGGCGCGGTCGCCGCGAGGATCTCCACGGTAAACGGCGAGTACATCGTGCCGCTCGGCTATCACGACGGCAGCGGCAAGTGCGTCATCGACCCGGATGAAGCGGCAAAGATCATCGCGGCCAACATCAAAAAGGGCGTGACGATCCTCGGCGTCGAGGGAACCTATGGCGGCGAGTCGGTGAGCGTCCAGACAAAGACGGTAGATCCGCTGACAACCTCGCAAAAGGTCCTGCCGGACCCAAATTATGACTACCTCTCGGAGGTCACGGTCAACGCGATCTATTACAACGAGACAGACAACGCCGCGGGAGGAAAGACCGTCACGATCGGCAAAAGCGCAGGTGAGTAACGATGGGCAGGAGTAAAATCGTCTATGCGGGCGATACGCTGCTCGACCTGACGGAGGATACCGTCACGCCGGAGACACTTCTCAAGGGGAAGACGGCGCACAATGCGGCGGGCGAGCTGATTACAGGAGTGTATGAGCCTATGAACATCAAACAGTACACCGGCACGCTGCTTGCATCTGGTTGGGCTGCGGATTCGCACGGCTACCAGGCACAGACGATCACGATCACGGGGTTGAAAGCATCCTACGATGTCGACCCGCAGTGGGACGTGGCGCTCTCCGGCACGGACCCAGACGCGGACGCGGCGCTTTTGGAGGGCTTCGCGCTCATCCACAACTATAAGACAGGCGCGAACTCTTTGACCGCGCAGTGCATCGGCAAAGCGCCGACGGTGAATGTCCCCGTGAAGGTGGTGGTGTTCGGATGAGCGGAAGGAGCCCAAGATGGTTTACTGGAATTAAGCCTTCATATGAGGCAAATTTTTCGGATAATACCTGGGAACAGATCATTGCTATCTGCCAGAAAAAGGTTGTCCCCTCAACGTGGAAGATTGGAGATCAGAAGGCGATGATGATTGGCTCCACGGACTATCTGGTTGACATTATCGGTATCAATCACGACGACTATTCCGATGGCTTCGGCAAAGCCCCGTTTACCTTCCAGTTGCACGACTGCTACGGAAAAAACGAAATGGAGGGCAGCAACACAAACAGAAACGGTTGGGCTGGCTGCGCCATGCGGCAAACACACCTTCCTGCCATCTTGGTTCAATTGCCGCTGGAAGTGCAAAATGGCATCCAGAATGTGAATAAACTGACATCTGCGGGCAACAAAAGCACCACCATCGTAACAACGGCAGACAAACTGTTTTTTCCAAGCGATGTGGAAGTGTTTGGTGATGTTGATTCTTCCGCGCCAGGCGAAGGTAAACAATATCAGTATTACAAAGAAAACGGAAGCAAAATAAAAATGCTAGACGGCGCGGAATCCAGATGGTGGACACGTTCCCCGTCTATAAACGGCACCACAAATTTTATCTTCGTATCATCCGCCGGCACTAAGGGAACTATCCGGGGCGGCGCTGCGCTTGGCGTGCCATTTTGCTTCTGCTTCTAGGGGGTGCATCAATGGGAATGTTTTTACGAAGGGGACTTCCCAGCAAATTCATGGTAATTCTGAGCGTCCCTGTTTCTTACAGCAGTACCTATTCCATGTATGCCGTAGTTAACGGCGAAAAACTAACGGATGCTGCAGCACTGACGTTTCATTCTGGAAGTAAAGTTCCGATCACCATATCATATAAGGCACGAAACAGCCGCGGCAACGTTATTTTGAACGGTGTAACTGTATCAAACGAAAAAGAAGGTACTTACGAATTTGTAGCCACAACAAACACACGCATTTTGTTCGAACAAAAGAAAACATATGACGGAAACGGCAACGTTGTGTGGACACCGACCTGCACCATCACGGAAAATTGATTTAGGGGGTTATTTATGTACATCACACATAACAATCACACCTACGCGAACGTCCGGGTATACAGCACCTCCGGCTCGGTCCGGTTTACGGGCGATTCTCTTTCGGGGGTGACAGAGCTGACCGGTCCCGCCGTGGTCTTCGCGGACAACGGCTTCGAGCTGCGGACGTTCGTACCGATCGATTATCTCCGGCAGGACATCAAAGACGGCAGCTGGCTTCTGACGAATATCCCGCTGCCGGAGCCGCAGCCGGTCGTGGTGACACCGGCTGAATACGACTTGACCGTTTCCACGGCAAATGCGGTCAGGCTTCTCATGGCGGGCAAGCAGCCCACAACGGCGGATGAAATCATTATGTGTTCGGCGCTCTACGACGAGTGGCAGGAGGGAAAACATGTTGCCGGGGACGTATTCTGCGTTGGCGGTGAACCATGGGAATGTTTCCAGAACTACGATAATGCGGTTTACCCGGATATCAAGCCCGGAAATTCTGCATGGTATACGTTTAACAGGCCGTTCCACGGCACGTCACGCGAGACGGCGCGGAATTTCGTACACCCAACGGGCGCGCACGACGTGTACAAGGCAGGGGAATGGGCCGTGCAGGATGGAAAGTTCACCAAAGCGAATCAGGATACAGCATATAGTCTCGCAGAATACCCGCAGGCGTGGGATGTAGAAGAATAACAGCCGCCCGAGGGCGAGAAAGGAGAACACATGGACGACGGAATTCAGGCGCAGATCGCTTCGCTGGACGCGCGGTGCAAATCCAACACGCACAGGATTAACGATCTGGAGACGGACAACAAGGCGCTTCACCAGCTGGCTACCTCCGTGGAGGTGCTGGCGACGAAGCAGGAGACGATCGAGTCGAACGTGAACGAGATCAAAGCCGACGTGAAAACCCTCAAGGCGCTCCCCGGCAGCCGCTGGGAGGGCTTAATCAAAGCCGTGGTCACGGCGATTGTTTCGGGCTTAGTCGGCTACGCGCTGGCTCTGGCGGGGCTGGGAGGCTAGTATGGCGGACGGGCAGAAAAAGCCGCAGCGGAAGACAAAGGGGCGCATGGCGCGGGAGTTGGTCTACTACTGCATTTACGCCCTGACGCTTACGCTCGCGTGGGCGGTCATCATCAAAACGCTTGCCATCTTCACAGACCATCCCGCCGACCTGTCAGACGTCCTGATCTTCGCGGCAGCGGCGTTTGGCGGGGAGCTGCTGCTCCTGCTGTGCAAGAGAGTATTTGCAAAACCGAATGAACCGGTAGAATGAAAGGGGTACATATGGAAAACATCAAAAAGCGGCTGGGCAACCTGCTCAGCGTCAAAAGCCTGGTCACGATGATTCTGACCTGCGTGTTCGCCTACATGGCAGTCGTGGGCAAAATCTCGCAGGACTTTATGACCATTTATGCGGTCATCATTGCGTTTTATTTCGGGACCCAGTCCCAGAAGACGCAGGATGTGCTTGACAGTGCGGGTGCGCCCCAGGAGGGCGAACAGAAATGATGAAAGCATCCGAGCTTGTGCGCAGGCACATTGACGTTGCGAAGAACTACAAGACAGTCTACATGTGGGGCTGCTTCGGCTCCCCCGTGAGCGAAACGATCATTGACGAGAAATCCGCCCAGTACCCGGACTGGTACACCGGCGGCAGAGTCACATATCTGCGCAGCCTCATCGGAAAAGTTGTCTATGGTTTTGACTGCGTAAACCTGACAAAGGGCATTCTCTGGGGCTGGAACGGCAACAAAAGCGCCTACTACGGCGGTGCAAGGTATGCCTCAAACAGCGTGCCGGATGTCTCCGCCAACGGCATGATCGCCAAGTGCTACGCCGTGTCCGGCATCGGATGGGACAAGCTGATTCCCGGCGAAGGTCTCTGGATGCCCGGTCACTGGGGCATGTACATCGGTGACGGTCTGGCGGTCGAATGCACCCCGATCTGGGGCAACGGCGTGCAAATCACCGCCATCCAGAACATCGGCACGAAAGCCGGATACCACGCCCGCAATTGGCAGAAGCATGGCAAGCTTCCGTGGGTGGAATACGATACCATAAAGATCGATGAAGCCGTTGAGGAGGCAAAGAAGACCATCAAGCAGACAGCCGGATTGACCGACGGCACGATTGATTATCTCGCCGCCTATAAGTACGGCGACGATCTTCTCAAAAAGCTTGCAAAAGCGATGAAGTAAGGGGGCGAGGCTATGGCTCCACAAGCCAGATGCAAGCTACCACCGGAGCTTGGCGGCCTGATGCGCCGGGACATGGAAACAGTCATTCATCAGGCGAATCTTGGCCGGGAAGACGAAAAGATTGCACAGCTATACTTCGTGGATAAGCTTCCACAGGTGGACGTCGCGACGGAACTGTATCTTGGCAGGGCGACGGTGCAGCGCCGCTTGCCTGGTATCGTGCGGGAGATGCAGCGGACATCCAACAAACTGTATAACTGAGATAAGCGCCGAAAAATCGGCGCTTATTTTTTATAAAACTTTTGAAAAACTCTTGACATTTACGCTCAATGAGCGTATTATAGAGCCATAAGATAAAGCAAGGCGAAAGCCGGAAAGAGGTACAACATGGAAACCAAGATCATCAACAACCGATACGAACTCATCGCTTGCACTGCCGTTGCCACCGAGGCTGGCGACACGGAAGTACAGGACGCCATCTACTGCCGCAGCACGGAAACGTCGGACGGCGACTGCGTGTACTTCGGCTACACGCTGGACGATCTGGACGATCTGGATGATCTCGCCGACGCTGACTGCCCTGATTTCAGCGAAGACACGCTTCGCACCGTCCGCATCGACGGGCGTCCCATCAGCGCGTACTGCTTCTGATATGAAGGGAGAAATCGGAACCACCGCCATTTGCGAAATGTGCGGCAATGAGTACACCGTGACAGGCACACGCCAGAAATATTGTTTGGTCTGTTCGTCAATTCGCAGACGCGAGGCAGACGCCGCCAGCTTTCATCGAAAGATCGCTGGAACTTCTAAAAAAATCGGGTCTGTGGCTATTTGTGAGCGCTGCGGATCTGAATACACAACAACCGGGGGAAATCAGAAATTTTGCCCATCCTGCGCACCCAGCCAACGGGGCCGTGGAGAGCTTCGCCACATTGGAGGTGCCGCAACCTGTAAGCGCTGCGGTGAATCGTTCATTCTTACTGCTACGGGGCAGAGATACTGCCCTGCTTGCGCCGCTCTAAAGAGATCGCCGCGTGTTGATGATTCTTTGCTCGATTTAGATGCATTTTGCACATTGCTGAAAAAGCACAGCATCACACAAGCTGATTTCTCGCGCCGTTTTTGTATCAGCTCAGCTCTCATTAGCAGATGGTGCTCAGGGGAGCGCAGATGCCCGACGTATGTGCTTTCTATGGCAGACGAACTTCTCACCATTGATGCCGAAAAAAGGAAGAATCAACAGGAGGAACCCACATGAAACTCACCCCATTTATCCGCGCCGCTCTCTACGCCGAGGTCGGCGCATACGCTGACCGCGACGCCTATGTCTCCGATCTGGCGCTGTCCAGCATCTGGGGCGATGCCGAAGACGCCGAGGTCCCGGCGGAGCGGCTGGCACTGCTCGGCGCGATCTGGGACGGCACACGCTGCACGATCCCGGAACTGATTAAGCAGCACGGCCTGACGCAGACGGGCTTCGCGCAGTATTTCAATATCCCGCTTCGCACCGTGCAGGGCTGGTGCATTGGTGAACGCACCTGCCCGCCGTATGTGACCGCGATGGTCGCTGAAATCTTAGCCATGAACGATCGATAATGCAAACTAAGCCCGTGGACTTCTCTGCGGGCTTGAATTTTGAGCCAAATTGATACACAACTGAGGCACAAGAAGCCGCAAAAAAGCCCATACTGGACACAAAGGAGTGTTCGGTATGGGCTTTTCTTATTTCAATCCGAACCCTGCGGGGAAACAGGTGGGCGATTGCACGGTTCGGGCTATCGCAAGAGCGACGGGCAAGAGCTGGGATGAAACATACGTCGGACTTTGCCTACAGGGGCTGAAAATGGGCGACATGCCGTCGGCAAACAGTGTCTGGGGCGCGTACCTCCGGCAGCAGGGATTTGCCCGGAACGTTGTGCCGAACACATGCCCGGACTGCTATACGGTCGAGGAATTCGCGAGAGACCATCCGCGCGGTGTGTATGTGCTCGCTCTATCAAGCCACGTCGTATGCGTAGAGGACGGAAAGTATTTCGATAGCTGGAATTCCGGGAACGAAATCCCGCTGTTCTACTGGGAAAAGGAGGATAAATGATGTTCGGACAACAGCCTTATGTGTATCAACAGCCAATTTACAATCAACCGCCCATGATGCAGGAACCAATGATGCGTCCACAGTATCAGCCTACACCGCAGTATCCGACTCCGCAACCTCAGCCACAGCAGCCGAGCGGGGGACAGTCTATCATCTGGGTTCCGAACGAAAAGGCGGCAAACGAATTTATTGTCGCGCCGAATAACGCCGTCACGCTCTGGGACATGAATGCGCCGGTTGTGTATGTGAAGAAAGCCGACGCAAGCGGCAAACCATCAATGACAACGTATGATCTTGTAGAGCGCTCTACAGCCCCCGTGAGCCACACAGCGCCGCAAACAGTGCCTACGGTGGAATACGTGACCCGCAAGGACTTTGACGAACTGGCGGCAAAGGTGGCGGCTCTGAGCGTCAAGCCCGTTAGAAAGGTGAAGGAGGCAGAAAATGAATCCACTGTTTAATGCACTCGGCGGCGGGCAAATGCCCGGAATGATGGGACAGTTTCAAAATATGATGCGGCAGTTTCAGCAGTTCAAGCAGAGCTTTCAGGGAGACCCGAGGGCGGAGGTTGAGAAGCTGGTACAGTCTGGGAAAATCTCGCAGCAGCAGTTGAACCAGCTTCAGCAGATGGCTGGACAGTTTCAGCAGTTGATGCAGTAGTTCGGAAATTCCGAACAGCTGAACGGTCAAAATCGTGGCCACGATTGAGATAAATTTCAAAATCTACGAAAGGAGAAAACTATGAGTTTGAATGGCGATGGTATTCCTATGAACATGCCTGTAGTTCCGGCAAACTCGGACAGCGGCAACGGATGGGGCGGCGGTAATGGCTGGTGGATCATTATCCTGTTCCTCGCGATTTTCTGCGGCTGGGGTAACGGAAACGGCTTTGGCAATCGTGGAGGGAACGGCGGCGTTGTTGACGGCTATGTTCTGGCATCTGACTTCTCGAACATCGAAAGAAAGATTGACAGCGTGAACAATGGTGTCTGCGACGGCTTCTATGCGATGAACACGGGGATGCTTAACGGCTTTGCCGGTGTAACGCAGGCTGTGACTTCCGGCTTCTCGAACGCTGAACTTTCCCGCTGCAATCAGCAGGCTGCGCTTATGCAGCAGCTTAACAACATGGCGATGCAGGCACAGGAGTGCTGCTGTGAAAACCGCGCTGCAATCGCCCAGGTGCGCTACGACATGGCGACGCAGGCATGCGACACCCGCAACACCGTGCAGAACACCACGCGCGACATCATCGACGCGATGAACTGCGGCTTCCGCAGCATTGACCAGCGGTTGACGGCGCAGGAACTGGCTGCAAAGGACGCGAAGATTGCCGAGCAGAACCAGCAGCTCTTTGCGGCGCAGCTGGCGGCTTCGCAGGCGGCGCAGAACGACACGCTCAAGTCCTACGTAAGTGGGCAGCTGGCGTATTATAACCCGCGCCCGGTCCCGTCGTTCGCGGTACCGGCTCCGTACCAGTTTGCAGGCTGCAATTGCGGCTATAACTACGGCTGCGGCAACTGCGCTTAACTCCATAATGTAGAGCTTTTTCGTGGACTCACGAAAATGGTCGGTTCCTTGCCGATACTCGATCAACGCGGCGGGGCAATCGTCCCGCCGCTATTTTAATTGCCTCGAATTCGAGGCAGAAAGGAATGATTTTATGGCTGAATTTACATCATCCGGGATTCAAACTGTTGCCGCCGGGCAGAACGTCCCTCTAATTTCCACGTCGGCTTGTGGCAAACCGTGTATCGTCCACCGTGACGGAAGCGGACTTGTTACGCTTCGTGGGCTTACGCAGCAGTGTAAGGCGAAGTTCCGTGTATCCTTTGGCGCGAATATCGCCGTTCCTACAGGCGGAACAGTCGGAGCTATCACCGCTGCGCTCGCCATCAACGGGGAGGCTTTGAACAGTGCTACAGCGATCGTGACACCGGCTGCTGTTGAGAACTATTTCAACATCTACGTTTCTGCATTCGTGGAAGTTCCGCGCGGCTGCTGCTTGACTGTAGCGGCAAAGAACACCAGCGCACAGGCGATCAGTTTCGCAAATAGCAATATGATCGTCGAGCGCGTATCGTGAAGGGAGGAAGAAATATGTACGATTTGAGAAACCTTCGGGAAATGCTTTGCAAAGAGCTGGATGAAATCGCTGACAAGCGCGAAATGTCCGCTGGCGATCTGGATGCCATCCAGAAGCTTACCAGTTCCATCAAGAACACTTATAAAATCGAAATGCTCGAGGATGGCGGGTATTCGCGTGACGGAGAGTGGGAAGCAGATATGCGCGGCACGTATGGTCGGGGCAGCTCTTACCGGGGCAGGCATCGCGATTCTATGGGGCGATACAGCCGGACAGATGCTCGGGAACATATGCGATCGACGCTGGAAGACATGATGCGCGACGCGGACGATGATAAAACGCGCGAGGCTATCCGGCGCTGCATGGAGCAGATTGACAGAGCATAAGGAGGGAAAGACATGCTGGATGAAGCCGAAATCCGAAAGGAAATAGCACGGCTGGAATACGAAGAATCCAGCTATCCCAATTATGCCAAACTGGCGAACCTATATGTGATACGCGACAAGATGCAGGGAGCGGAGAATGCCAGAGATAAGTTTGTGGGTTACTACTCCGGCGCTCCCGCCCCTGTGACCGCAGAACCGGCTACCGTGGGCGAGTACGGGGACAGTGAGTTTTTGCTTGCGGTTGCCGGGAAAGACCCGGCGAAGGCTTGGGCGGTTGTTGATGAACTTATGGATACACTTGCGATGGTAAACAGCAAGGTTTATAACTCTGTTATGCAGAAGATAAAACGTGTCTAGTGTTAGTAATCGTGTTAGCTATTTGTTAGTAACCGAGAAAATCTGAAAAAATCTGAAAACGTCTGAAATTCAATAAATTTTATAAAAATTCATTAAAACGTCTGAGAACATGCTTAGAAAGTCTCAAAAAATGATGGAGACCTGCCTTTTAAGCAGGGTGTCCGGAGTTCGAATCTCCGGCGGGTCACCAAAAAAGCCTTGAAATCTCAAAGGTTTCAGGGCTTTTTCTTTTTCGTTGTTTTTTGATTAGTTAGTAACGTGTTAGTAACAGGCGCATCTATCGCATTCACAAGTTGGTCAATGTCAAAGTGCTCATAGATGTTCGCGGTCGTGGAATAGTCTGCATGCCCGAGCATTTTTTGCAGGAGTTCCGGCTTGATATTGTTTGCTACAGCCCAGCTTGCGAATGTGTGCCTTGTTGCGTGTGGTGTTTTCTTAGAGATTCCGAGCCGCTCCAAAAGCGGGTAGTAGTCACGCTTGCGAAAATTTGCAATGACTTTTTGCCCGGCATACCCAGAGATCAGAAGTTCGCCTTTTGCACGCTCTTTGAATTCTGCGAAATATTTACGCCCTTCGGAGCGAATTGGGATTATTCTATTCCTGCCTGCTTCTGTCTTTTCCCCGCCGATCACGTAGGTTTCATGGACATTTTCGGTTCTAAGCCCGAACAGCTCACCGATTCGCATACCGGTATATACCATCATCAGGGTAAGTTTGGCTGCCTGGGAACCGTCCGCTTCGAGCTTCTGGATATCCTCTTCTGAGAAGATCTCTTTTTCTTTCTTCACATTCTCGGGTAGTTTAATGAACGAAGCGAAGTTTGTCGTTATGAGTTCCTGCCGGATTCCCCATTGGGACATCTGCGTTGCAAGTTGTTTGAACTTCGACAGTAGCGAGTGGGATTTATCGCTGTACTTGTCTATGACAATCTGGTAATCAGCGGTCCGCAGTTCGCGAAATTTTCTGTCATGCAATGGTTCAAAAACGTCATATGCGCGTTCGTAAGACTCTATTCCCTTCGCGCCGATATCGCGGAAGTGTTCATCCTTCCATGCTTCGTAAACCTGCTTGAAGGTCCAGTTATATATTTCATCAATACTCCGCCCTTGTAAACGCGCCAGCGCGTCGAGGGCGGCTGTTTTTTTATCGTAGTATCCAATTATGGTTTTTCCTTTTGCGGCTACCCACGGGCGCGTGCGCCTGCCTTGCAGCTTGTAAACTGTCCCTGTACCGTTTGCACGCTTTAAAGCCTTTCGCTGCGGAGCTTGCTGCTGTTTCCCACACCAGCAGCAGAACACAGAACCGTCTGGTATATCCTTTTTACACTTGATGCACTCCATGTTTCCCTCCACGTTCTTTTCGGATTGCATAGAAAGTAATTGCCGAAGCCAGCGCTGAACCTACGATCAGGGCAATGCAAATCCATGCAGCTACGGACAAATCTCCATCGCGAATTAGACCTGTGCTCCGGATCTGCGCATCCGTCACAAGGCAGGCAATCAGAGAAAAGGAGAGCAGCATACAAAACAGGGCGAGGACGTAACACATTGTATGTGTAGACCTTATCTGTGCGCTCTGCGCGGCTGTTGTTGCCTCCAACTTGGCGTTTTCAAGCTCGACATGATGAATCTGCTCGGTCAGTTCTTCCGGGCTTTCTGCGGGCTGGACAAGCCCGAACAGCTCATCCAGTGACAGACCGAGAACGCGGCACAGCGCGGCAGAATTGTACAGTTTCGGGTCCTGCTGCGTACCAGCGCAGAGCTTCGTCACAGCTGATCTGGAAACGCCGGATTCCTCAACAAGTCTGTCGATGGTGTAATGCTGATCTTCTTTCGCCCGCTTGATGTTCCCCTGATATGCAGAAATATATGGGGCGAGTTCCTGAATTGCAGACATGATATACCTCCATTTTCACATATATTTCGCTGGTTCTTCCGCCACTGGTATGATTTTACCAATTTGAGGGTGGACATTTCTGCCGCTTTTGCTATGCTGGTTACAGGCGCATGAAAAAGCCCCACAGCCGGTGGAGCGACGGTGGGGCGATCTTAAACATTCCATTATACAAAATAGTCTGTCCCATAATTGCCGCTTACGAGGGTTACCGGACGAAGAAAATGCAAGGTGTTCTTTGTGGAAGATTCCAAATTGAAATTATTGAACGAACGTTCTAAAATATGGAGGTACAGCGAATGCAGAGCATCAATATTCGATTTGAAAACGGGAAAGTAAACATCATCGTAGACGGGGCGCTTTTCAAAGACGTCCACAGTCTGAGCCTCGACTACATCAAGGGAGCGCCCATGCTCTTCTCCTGCGTCTCAGATGTAGGCGGCGAGAAGCGGGAGCAGTGGAACCAATGCCCGCTGCCGAACTGATTCACTTAATAGGCCACGAATTACCGCAGTTCTGGCAAAGGCACATCTTCTGGTTCTTCACAACCTCTTTGGCCGTCCCAGTGCTCTTCTTCCAAACAAGATTTGAAAGGCCGAGTGTGCACATAGCAGTTAAACCTCGCGCGGCGTTATTCATGTGTCCGCCGAAGCCAACGCCGGACTTCTTGGTTTTGCTGGATACTTGCTGCATGCTAATTGTTACGTTTTCGCTTCCACAGTTAGGGCATATCATAATAACAAACCTCCGTTTGGTTTTCATAAATTTGGCATTGATACAATATATGTGCTGCCATGCTTTACGCGGGAAATCTGGCCACCCTTATCCCAAAAATAAAGGCGCTCCTTGATATCTTCCTTGACGGAATCGTCAAACGCTTTGTATATGTCGGTTTGCAAAATTGGTTGGTTTTTATCGATAAAGGCAAGCAATTTTGCGTCTAAGGTTGGAAGTACCGCAAGTCTTACGTTTTCCCGTTGCTTCAACCGCTGATAGTTTTCCTTCAAATAGTTCAGACGGTCAATTGTGGGGGTGATATATGTAGTACCATCTGGCATATTCCAAAGAGGCTTTCCCCACTCATCATCGAAATATTTCTTTCTTCCGCAAGATATGCAGAATTGACGAAGATCGTTATATGCGGCAATCTTGCATTCAAGAAGGGATATTTCATCGTCGAGTTTATGTCGTTCTCTTAATGCGACGGCAAAGCCGATCATAATATCTTCATAAGGCTTAATGTGGTCATTTATAAATTTAAGTTCTTCGTAGTCTAGCGGTTCACAAGACGGGGGAATATCTGGTTTAAGTTCAACCTCATGGCCATTCTCAAAAGCATGCATTTCAACTGTAAATTTTATTTTTTTGCGCCGCTTAAATAAGCTGAAAATCTGAAATCACCACCACTTCATCATAGGGGGCACGCAGTTTCTACGCGCATTTATATTTTATCATCGGGGAATTGTATCCACAACCTGAAACCTGCACGAAAAAACAACCTAAAATTTGACGGAAATGGAGAAAATTATGGATGAGAAAAAGAATTCGACGAAAAATGACATTATTCGACTCTTAGAAAAGGCCACGCCGGAGCAAATCGAACTTGTTTGGAGATTCCTTCATGCGATGGTTACATAACAAAAAATGAATCCCAGGACGGTTATTCGTCCTGGGACATTTTTTTTGCGATTTCGGCCAAAAGCCGCCATTCGTCAACGTCAAGTTTGCTGATGATCGAGATAAAGCGTTTTCTCGGCGCGTCATCCGGTTCGTTCATAACGCGCCCCATGAACTCTGCGATTTCCTGATTCCGCGTCAGTTTCTGCATCATGTCGCCATCGCCGGTTCGAAGCCATTCTTCGCTTACATTGAATTCTTTGCAGATCAGGCGCAAGAAGGGCTCATTAGGCTCGGTTTTTTCACCTTCCAGATTTGTAATCACGCCGCGTGTTGTTCCAAGACGTTCAGCGAAAGCGGTTTGCGATAATCCAGAGTTTTTACGGACTGCTTTAATGCGTTCGTTAATGCTCATTTTAGTACACCTCCTGCAATTATTATACACAATATAAATGTATTGTCAAGACAAAAATATAATTAAAAATCTTTAGAAATGTATTGACAAAACAAAAAAGCGGTGCTATACTGTAGTCACAATACAAAACACGGCAAAATGATGCCGTAAGAAAGCGGGGTGACACAATGCCGGAAGAAGCGAAGCAGGCACTTGAAAACCTGAGTAAAAATGCGAACAGTCTTACGCCTGAGCAGTTACAGCGACTCGGAGACATTGCATATGGCATGAGCCTTGTGAAAGAGGCTCAGCCGAAAAAGGAGGCGTAACATGCGATTCATCAAAAGAGTATTGCACTACCTTGCACTTCTGCTGTCAGGTATGTTTTTGGGTTACGGTGTGTGCGCCATATGCGAACTGCTGATCCATAAGCTTTGCGCAGGAGCAACGGTACATCGCCTTTCGTTTGTACCGCTGGTACTGCTGGCTGGGGCGTTGCTACTGGCGGCGCTGGACGAGGAGGGAGAATGAAAAGGGGCGAAGAAGTAGCCATTATGCTGTCTGCGCTATCGGCGGCGGGCATAACACAAAACGAATCTGTCAGGTGCGCAGTTGATTGCGGCTTGAAAATGATACGAGTGAAAAAGTTTGCAGAACGGCACGACAGAGACAGCAAAGAACGTCTGGAACCAGCCGTCTCGGCGGTCATCCAGCACAAGAAGGAAACGAAGGCATGAGCCTTGTAAAAGAGGCTCAGCCGAAAAAGGAGGAAACATGAGTAACGAAGAGGCTAACGAGCTGTGGGATGAAATTGGAAAGCGTGCAACCGTTAGAAGTAGGGTTGCGGCTAAAGTTGTGAGGGAAGGAAAGAACATAAGGCTAAAAATAGAAGTCGGCGGAGACGAACTACTTTTACTTTTTGCATATGCAGGATGTTCATTATCCGACGCCAGCGCCGACTGCATCAGAAAGAGGAACTTTACGTGGTACTTGAACTTACGTGAGGAAAAGGAGAAAACATGAACCACATTGATAGCGTGGTAACACTTCCGGTAATACCACGGTATTACCTTTAGGAAATGGAAATGGAATAGATAGTATTTCTCTAATCTTAGAAAAAGAAAAAGGAGAGATAGGATGTTAAATCGAGCAACGATTTCGCCGCAAGAAGCGGTAGAGATTCTGCGAGAAAACGGCATGCAGATCGGTGTTGAGGTTCTTAGGCTGGGGCTGCAACAGGGCGTTTTCCCGTTTGGTAAGGCGGTAAAAACCGAGAAAGCACCTGTCTACTGGGTTTTCCCGAAGGACCTTAATGCTTGGATTGAGCGGCATTTGAAGGATGGACCCACTAAGAACGGGGAATTTGTGGAGGTACATGATGACTGACGTTGAATATATCCTTGAGGCGAATCACCGGCGCGCAAGAGAGCGCGAACTCGGCGAGCGGTGGGACAAGATTATCCGGCAGCGCAAGCGGAAGTCGGAGCTTTTGAAGGCTTCGGAGGCGTTCTGCTTCTCGATTGGCTGCGTCCTTCTGGGCGGCACGGCGGTCCTGCTGGGATTCGGGCTGTTCCAGGCGGCGTTCACGCTTGTCGGCGCGGCGGTGATCTTCTTCGGCGGCGCGGTGCTGTTATGATTTACCCGTGCAAGAAATGCACCCACGATACAGGCAAGTGCCGCTGCCTTGACTGGCAGAGATGGTTCTCCGTTGAGTTTGAGGCAGAAGCGGCGAAGGTGCTTGCTGCGACGCACGCAGAGCCGTTACCCGCGCCGCCGAAGATATTCTATCGCGAGATTGTTTTCAGTTCGATCTTCACGCAGCTTTGGAGGTAGCTATGACGCAGGCTGAACGTGTTTTGAAGTACATGCGCGACTTCGGCAGCATTACGCAGCTCGAAGCCATGAAAGATCTCGGTTGCATGCGGCTGGGCGCGCGTGTCTACGATCTGAAGCGCGAAGGGTACAACATCCGGCGCGACATGGAAACAAGCAAGAACCGGTATGGCGAGGATACGAGCTATGCCAGATACAGGTTGGTGGAATGATGAAAGATAAGCAGCAAGCGCAATGTATGTTTGACCGGTTCGGCGCTGAGATTTACGAAGGCGAAGAATACTTCGCCGGAAATGAAGGAAATGTCTTCGTGTGTGATTCTGAGAACTTTGACCCGGGAAATCATGTCATTTGCGATCTGGTAGAGACGATGGGAACAAAGTGGATATTGGAGCGGCTGGGGTATCAGAAGAAGACGTTCTGCCCCGGCTGAGAAGGAGGGAACATGGCGAACTTTGAAACAGGAGTCAGCGGATATATTCAAGTCGAAGCAACGGTTCGTATGTCGTTCCCCGTGGACTTGAAAGGCAATGCGTACATCTGCTGTGATGCCTGCCGGTTTTACCGCCAGAGCGCCAGAAGATGCGCATTGACAGACGAACCGATTTTGTGGGCTGGCAGATATGTTGGGCGGGAATGCCCGTTTGAAAGGATGGATGAAAATGAAGCAATTCAGGCTGCTGCGACCGGATGAGATCGAGTGCCGTGTGGCACAGTGCAACGAAAAGGGCGCGTCGATTCTGCTGTACAAGACGGCAAGAACGGATGCGGACTTGCTTGACGAGACGGTAGGCGCGCAGAACTGGGAGAATGATTTTAAGCTGGTCGATGGCGTTCTGTACGGCGGCATCGGCGTGGACTACAACACAAACGGTCATCCCATTTGGAAATGGGACGCAGGCACAGAGAGCAACACAGAGGCTGAGAAGGGGCGAGCTTCGGACGCATTCAAACGCGCCGGTTTCAAGCACGGCATTGGCAGAGAACTTTACTCTGCACCGTTTATCTGGATTGACGCGACGAAGTGCCAGAGACTTAAAAAGAACGACAAGACGGGTCGCTGGCAATGCTCTGACCAGTTTGACGTGACGGAGATCACCTACGACGAGCAGGAGCGAATCAAAACGCTGACGCTTGCATCGAAGGGAAAGCCGGTCTACACCTTCGGACACGGTGGGAAAGCTGAGACACCGAGCACCCCGCGCCTTGTCTGCGCGGACTGTAAAGGCGAGATCACGCAGATCGTAGAAGGTGGCACACAGTTTACCGCTTTGCAGGTCGCAGAGAAGACGAGAAAGCGCTTTGGCAGGTGCCTTTGCTGGAACTGCGCGAGTAAGGCATGATAGAACTGAACATCGTTGAAGTCTCGTGGAGCGTGGACGCTTCGGGGAGCTGGCTGAAGCTCAAGCCTGAATTTCCGGCGCAAGCCCGGATGGTTGCCGGGGAACTTGACCCACAAAAGAAACACATAGTCACGATCAAGGAATTTCGCAAGAAGCGGAGCCTGGACGCCAACGCTTATTTTCATCTCCTTGTCGGGAAAATCTCGGATGTGACGCACATAGGGTTCGAGGATGTCAAAACGAACCTTGTCACGGAATACGGAACCATTGAACGGGACAACGACGGTATGAAGGTTGGCTTCAAGCTGCCGGTTTCTGTGGATGTCAGCCGGATTTACCGCTATGTAAAGTGCTTCGACACGCGAACCGAGGGTGGCGTAACCTTTAACTGCTATATCGTTTTCAAACAGACCCATTTGATGGATAGCAGGGAAATGTCGCGCTTAATTGAAGGAGCCGTGCAAGAGGCGCAGAACTTAGGTATTGAAACGCTTACGCCGGGAGAACTGGCACGGATGAATTTAGAATGGGGTGAAAAAAACGGAAGAATGGAGACCAGTTAAAGGTTACGAAGGGCTTTATGAAGTGAGCAACTTCGGGGGAGTTCGTTCCGTCGCACGTTGCTTAACAAGGAAGAATGGCCGGACGTTTCACTATTTCGGAAAGGAACTAAAGCAAAATCCAAACAGCAAAGGATATATGCGTGTACCGCTGTCCGACATGGGCGGGCATAAAAAGCGCCATTTTGTACATAGGCTTGTAGCTGATGCATTTGAGTGCCCCGGTAACGGCGATGTCGTAAACCACAAAGATTTTAACCCATTGAACAATCATGCCGACAATCTCGAATACACGACTATTTACGGGAATTATGCTTATTCTGCAAATCATGGGAGGTATGTACGGACAGAAGAATGGCTGTCACGGCTTAAGAGGACATTAGATTCTAAATTTGCAAAGCCGGTAATCGGAAAGAACATAACCACGGGTGAGATAATTCGTTTTTCTGCATTGAATGATTGCAAAAATGCTGGATTCCAGCCAAGCTGCGTAAGTAATTGCTGCAAAGGGAAACGGAGCACCCACAAGGGTTATATATGGAGGTACGATGCGTAGGGAAACGAGCAAAACAAAGATACCTGAGAAGGTCAAGAAAGCCGTCTGGACGCGCGACGGCGGGCGCTGCATCGTCTGCCTCCGCCCCGGCAATCCGTGGTGCCACTTCATCCCACGCTCGCAGGGCGGGCTTGGAATCGAGCAGAACATTGTGACGTTATGCAATAAGTGCCACGAAGACTTTGACCAGACGGCAAAGAGAGATCACATGAAAGCGTACATCAGGTGGTATCTCAAGATGAAATATCCCAATTGGGAGGAAACGAAACTGATTTATAAGAAAGGGATGTAAGCATGGAAGAACGCAAATCACTTGTTTATCTTGACGCATACCAGTATAAGGAACTGGTGTCGAGAAGCACAAAGCTTGAGATGCTCGAGAGAGCGTACAAAGAACTGAAATCGTATGAGGTTGACGCTATCCTGAAAACCATCTTCGGGGAGAAGGAGGAAGCATGCTGAACCACATTGTGATCATGGGTCGGCTCACGCGCGACCCGGAACTGAGAAAGACGCAGGGCGGAACGTCCGTTGCATCCTTCACGCTGGCGGTTGACCGAGATTTTACGCCGGAGGGCGGAGAGAAAGAGACGGACTTTATCGACTGCGTCGCCTGGAAGGGAACAGCTGATTTTGTCAGCGGATACTTCTTCAAGGGCAGTATGGCGGTCGTGGACGGTAGATTGCAGCTGCGCGACTGGAAGGACAAGGACGGGAACAAGCGCCGGTCTGCCGAGGTCGTAGCAAACCGTGTTTACTTCGGCGAAGGAAAGAAATCTTCGGAGCCGAAGGACCCGGCAAACCCCGGCGGGTTTACGATGATGGACGAAGATGACGGCGATCAGCCGCCGTTCTAAGGCGGTGGCGGGATGGCAAACAACAAAGACCCTGCCGTCTTGTTTTACACATCGGATTTCCTATCCGGCTGTGCCTTGATGGATATGCGGGAGCGTGGGCAGTATATCACGCTCCTGTGCCTCCAAAGAGAGCGCGGGCATATGACGATGCAGGAAATCATACGGGCTGTCAAAAAGCCGTCAGACGAGGTTATGAGCAAGTTTCAGAAGGATGAGGACGGCAAGTACTTTAATCGCCGGATGGAGCTTGAAATCGAAAAAAGAGACAAACATTGCCAGCGTCAAAGGGAGAACATCAGCAAGCGTTGGAACAAAGAAAATGATAACTCTGGTATGGCTGATGGTAGTGCTTGCGGTAATACCACGGTATTACCTTTAGGAAATGGAAATGGAAATAGAAAAGAGAGTAGTTCTATTTCTGAGAAGAAACGTAAGAAATTTATACCACCTACGTTGGAAGAGGTTTCCGCATACGCGAAGGAGCGTGGAGTCCAGAATCTGGCACAGAAATTTTTCGACTATTATTCTGCCGGAAACTGGGTCGACGGGAAGGGTGACCCCGTACGGAACTGGAAACAGAAGTTTTTGACGTGGGAATCGAAAGAACGTGAGAAGGGCGCGCCGTCACAGCCGGGGAAGAAGCCGGGCTACAACGTGCAGCATCACGGGGACGAGCTGTCCGATGTGCAGCGGGCGGCGATTCAGCGGATGTTGGGGGAGGAAGCATGATGAAGCAGGGAATCGAGGTCTGGATTGTCATACCGGAACCGCTGCCGATTTACCAACGGCTCATGCCGAAGCTCAGAACGCCTTTAAGGGCGCGGAAGTATCCGCAGAAGATGCAGAACAAGACGTTTTACCTCGTCAGCGTCAAGGACCCGGAGGACGGGCGGTGGAAGATTATCACCGTCCGGGAACCGGAATGCTGGGAGGCAGAAGTGACGGTGCAGGTCAGGAGGAAGACATGATCAGGCAAAAATACGCCGGACCATGCGGCAGGGATTGCCCACATCGAGGGCCGGGATGTGGCGCTACCTGCGAGCCGTGGCTTGCCTATGAGGCTGAACGGAACGCGGGCTACGACAAGCGCGCCGAGATCATCGACATAAGCCAAATGACCGATGGCGGGGCGAGAAACTGCCGGAGAGCAGCAAGAAGGAAACGGAAAATAGGAGGGGAAATGTAAAACTATGACAGACAAGGAAATTATACAGGCGCTGCGGCGCTGCCATTTTGGGGCACCGTGCGCTCGCTGCCCGGCAGTGAGCTATAAAAACTGCATGGACGAGATGCATAAGTGCGCAGCCAACCTAATCGAGCGCCTGACCGCCGAGAACACGGCGCTGCGAGAAGGCGCAAGCCTCGGCAAAGCAAAACGCCCGCAGAAAAAAGCATATGAAAAATCCATTGAATTTCTGCGCGCGCTGACAGATGGGCAATCGGACGAGATAAAAAGTCTCAGAAGAGAACTTGAATGGAAGGACATGGTGATTGCCCTCGCCCAGAAGGAGCAGGCGGAGGCAGAAGCCGAGAGGGACGCGCTGCTCGAGATTGCTAAAAATGGAAAAGATTGCGATACGTGCAAAAATTGTGCGGTATGCGTCAAGCCCGGGACAGACGTTGCGCACTGGTGCGATAGATGTGAGGAAAAATGCCGTTGTTACGGGTGCGGAGGCGACCACTGGGAATGGCGCGGATTGCCGGAAGAGCCGGAGGGAGGAGAAAAGGCATGAGCAAAATCAAAAAGGTAGGATTTGGGTATACGGTGCCGAAAGAACGGTACCAGGAAGCCGCGGAGAATATCCAAAAGCTTGGCGCTATGTACGCAGAGTACCTGCAGAAGAAAAATTTCGATGGGCTTGGAGAGCAAGATGCGCAAGAGCTCATGGCCGACATCCTGCTTGCCTGCACTGCGCTGCTCTATGTCGCAGAATTTGCGGCAGATAAATGCCATATGGTGCCGCTGCCGGGAAAGGATGGAAAAGCATGAAGATTTACATCGCCGGTAAAATCACGGGCGATCAGGGGTGTCAGGCGAAATTTCAAAGGGCGGCAGTGGGGTTGCGGATGTGTGGGAACATCGTGCTGAATCCGGCGGAGCTGCCGGAGGGGATGGAGGCTGCGGACTATATGCGCATTTGTATGGCGATGATCGACGTAGCGGACTTGGTCGTTTTCCTGCCAGACGCGAAGGACAGCGCAGGCGCGCGCCTTGAGAAAGCATATTGTGAATACGTCGGGAAGGAGATGGAGAATTGGAGCGACTGACATTTGAAGGAAACTTCTGCGACATTGCGCAGTGCCGAGACTCGGCGTGCCGGCAGGACGGCACCTGCACGCAGAGGCTGGTTTGGGAAAGGCTCAAGGCTTACGAAGATGCGGGATTATCCCCGCAGGCGTGCGCCGAGGCGCGAGAGATAGAGGAAACGCTTTCCGGCTATGATTACTCCATCTCACGAATGGTGGAGCTGATGAAAGCCGACAAGGACGGGCGCGTCCTGATTCTGCCGTGCAAGGTGGGAGATATGGCGTATTGGGTCCATAACGGGGTGATCACCGGCTGCCATGTGTACCGAATCCAGGTGAACCGAAAAGGGACGTTTGTTTTTCTGAAAAGCACGATTTCGCACGGTGGGTTCCGAACCGATGCCTGCCTCGGCAAGACCGTATTTTTGAGCCGCGTAGAAGCCGAGAAGGCTTTGCAGGAAATGGAGGCTGCAAAGTGAGTTTCAGTAAGAAAAAACGGGAAGCGGTCTATGCGAAGTATGACGGTCACTGTGCCTATTGTGGACGAGCTATCGACATCAAGGATATGCAAGTCGATCATTTCAAGCCGCAACGTGCATGGAACGCCGAAGACGCAGGGACGGACGATATTTCCAACCTTATGCCGTCATGCCGAATGTGCAACCACTACAAGCGGGCAAATTCTCTGGAAACGTTCCGGCGCTATATCGCGGAAATTCCCAGAAAGCTCCGAGAAAACTACATCTACAAGGTGGGAGTTGCTTACGGCAACGTTGTCGAGCATGAGAAACCGATCACGTTTTACTTTGAACAGATGGAGGGCAAGAAGGATGGCAACGAAACGAGTATGTGACCGCTGCGGGGCGGAGATAAACCCCACAAGCTCTGCGACGTATGTAAACGTACGAAGCGCGTTCCATGAAGAATCACCTGATATTGAGCTTTGCTGCTCCTGCGCGATGCAAATCAAAGAATGGCTTAAGTCGCGTGTAGAGGAGGGCAAGAAGGATGACTGAAAAGTATATCAGCAGCGCGTGGCTGCTTGAAACGATAGAAGATTACAAGAACATCAGCTGCTGGAATACCGATGTCTTGGATGCAGAAACGATCACGCGTGTGCTGGAGGTCGTGGAAAACAAAGTAAAAGGCGCACCGAGTATCGGACCGCGCAAGCTGGGAAACAAGCTTCTTGCAGCAAAAAACATCGCGCTGGAAGTGCATCTAAAGATGGTAAAAGACCATATAGAAGATGCAGAAGGAAGATACAGGCGGCACGAAAGTACCAACAACCTAATGATGATGAGCTTTTGCAAAGGGTATATCACGGCGATGTGTGAAACAAGGTCGATGCTGGAAAGGATGGTAAGCGATGGGTCAACATAAGCACAACCCGACCGCCATTGCGGCGGCAAAAGGCGAGCTGCCGCCGAAGAAGCGGGAGCAGCGGCTGACCAAACGGCAGGCAGAAAGGCTCTTGCGGCTGAAAATTATACGAACAATCGACCCATTCCACGCCTTGCCGGATGGGATGGACGAAGTTATTGCAGGAGGTATGCTTTATGGCTGATTTTATCCGGCGCGAGGATGCGTTGAAAGTTCTATGCAACAACTATGCTTACGCAGCGATGGACGTTATCAAGAGACTGCCCGCCGCCGACGTTGCGGAGGTGGTGCGTTGCAAATACTGTAGACACCTTGGGGCACCCCTTTCTGGCGGATGCTACGATTGCAAAAAATATATGCTGCCGTATTGCAGACCTGATGATTTTTGCAGCCACGGCGAGTATCAGACAAATACAGGAGGTAGCAATAATGTGGCTGATTGATGCGAACCGGCTATACGACGCAGCAGAAGAAAAGTACATGGAAGATCGGAGCAAAACCGAGAATGTTATCACGCGCGTAATGTTGAGCCAAGCGCGACAGAAAATTCAGGAGCTGATTGCATATGCACCCTCGGTAGACGCTGAACCGGTCGTGCGTTGCCAAGATTGCAAGAATTTCCGTCGGAACGAAGAAAATGACCCGTACTGCGCAGATCGGAGAGGGCTTTCAGACCCGGAGCCTGACGGGTATTGCAGCTACGGAGAACGGAGGGAAGAATGAACATTACACTTTTGAAATATCCAACCGATGAGGACTGGGCGCTTGCAAAACAGTGCGCTTTGGTTACCATCGGCAAAGAGATGAAAACAGCACCGGACATGGAGTGGAAACACGCCATTCTCCGGGCGCGGCATAGCCCCATTCGGACGTTACAGTTTGCGTTTTATCTTGAGGGCGTGCCGTACTGGGTAAGCACTCATTTAGCCCGCCACGTCCACGCACAGCCGTTTATCCGCAGCCAGCGCAACGACCGGCAGGACGAATACGATCGGAACGCAGCGCGGCAGGACGCGCCGGTAGACATGATCTGGTACATGAATGCCGAAGAGCTGATGACCATTGCAGAAAAGCGGCTTTGCAGGCTGGCGGCAAAGGAGACGCGCGAGGCTGTGAAAATGATGTGCTGCCTTGTAATCGACAAATTGCCGGAGTTCAAGGGGCTGTTTGCAGCACATTGCGCGAAATACGGTGATTGCGACGAGATGAAGCCGTGCGAGACCGGAAGGAGGCTGCAAGGTGGGAACAATTCTTGCGATTGACCCCGGCAACATTCAATCCGGCTATGTGCTGGCGGAGCACGACGGGAAGGAAATCCGGAAGGTGCTGGACGTTGGGAAAGTTCCGAACGGGGAGATATTCCCCGTTCTCTGCCGGGAGTATCAGCACTTGGCAATCGAAATGGTTGCCGGTATGGGAATGCCAGTCGGGCAAGAGGTGTTTGACACCTGCTTCTGGATTGGGCGGTTCTGGGAATATGCCGAGCTTTACCGGAAGGGGTACCAGATACAGAAGATCTTCCGCCGGGAAGAAAAGCTCTACCTTTGCGGCAGAGCGTCGGCGAAGGATGCGAACATCAGACAAGCCCTCGTCGACCGCTACGCGCCCGGAGAGCCGAACTTCGGCAAGGGCACAAAGAAGAACCCCGGTTTCTTTTACGGGTTCGCCGCCGACATGTGGGCGGCTATGGCGGTGGCTGTGACGTATTTCGATAAGTACATAAGGGGGATACAGCTATGAGCACAACGAATGATCTGGCAAAGCGTATTCGCAGAAGCAACAAGGCTTATTTTGCCGCCGGTATGGAAGCCGGAAAGCAGAAAGTGGTGGACCTTTTCTTTGTGGCGGCGCATGAACTGGGCATGCTCAAAAGCCCGGCGAAGGCAAAGGAACTTCTGGACAAAATGGAGCAGCTGGACGTAGAGTACGGCGTGGCATGGCAGGGAAAGAAGGAATCCGACGATGCAATTCACCGGCTGGACTCGAGCCTTAAGAAGCTCTGCGGCCCGTTCTTTCAGCCGTTTTTCGAACGGAACGATACAATCAAGGATTGGTGGGACAAATGAAAATTGTTTTAGATCTGTTGGCGTTCATGCCCACAAGGGCGCATGAATACGATGCGGGATTAGACCTGTATTCCGCGAACGACGATGTTTACATCTATCCCGGAGAAAGCGAATTGTTTGATACCGGCGTGCATGTCCAGCTGCCCAAAAACACCGTGGGATTTCTCAAGAGCAAAAGCGGTCTGAACGTCAAGCACGGAATCACAAGCGAAGGGGTCATAGACGTCGGCTACACCGGAAGCATCATGGTCAAGCTCTACAACCACGGAAGCAAGCCTTACAAGGTCTGTAGGGGCGATAAGATCTCGCAGCTTGTTATACTGCCCTGTATCCTTCCGGAGCTGGAAGTGGTCAGCTCACTCGAGAAGACGGAACGCGAGGACAATGGGTTCGGGAGTTCGGGGAGATAGGAGGTAGATAGGAGGTTGATGTGGTGAGCAAACCGCGCTATGGGTGGTGGGGCTACGCAAAATGGATGGTACGAAGCTACAAGGGCGGTACGCTTATGACGCGCGAGGAAATCGACGCGGTAGATGCTGCTGTCGAAGAAACAAAGCAGCTTCCAGATGGCGCGGAACGGCTGAAGCTTATTGATCTGGTCCTCTGGAAGCGTACACATACCCTACAGGGCGCTGCTATGGTGGTATATGTTTCGGAGCGTACCGCTCAGGAATGGCATAGGCAGTTTATCTACTTGGTGGCAGAAAAACGTGGTTTATATTCAAAAGTTTGCGTAAGAGAGCCTTAAACATAGTGTATCGTTGAGAGCGTAGAGGTGTATCCTCTGCGCTTTCATCCTTCTTACGGCTACGCAGCGTACTGCGGAACCTCCTTTTTATGAGCTCCACCGGAAACCGCAATCCGGTGGAGCGTGAAAAGGAAGATTGGAAGGGTGAATAAGGAGGGATGAAATGGAAGTAAAGAGTTTGAAACTAGATAGCATTACGCCTTATGGGAAGAATGCAAAGAAACACGATAAACGGCAGATCAACAACGTTGCAGAAAGCATCAAGCAGTACGGCTTTGTTCAGCCGATTGTAGTTGATCGGGACGGTGTGATTGTAATCGGTCATTGCCGCGCTCTGGCGGCAAAGAAGCTGGGCATGGAAGAAGTGCCGTGCGTCTGCGTAGATGATCTGACACCGGAGCAAGTGAACGCCCTGCGGCTGGTAGATAACAAAAGCAACGAGAGCGACTGGGACTTTGACCTGCTGTCGGTCGAACTGCCGGGGCTTGACCTGTCGGCTTTTGACTTTGACTGGGGACTTCGCGACGAGCTGAACGATTCCGTTGTGGAGGATGATTATGATCCTGTTCTTCCGGCAGAGCCTAAGAGCAGACTTGGCGATGTATATCAGCTTGGAGATCATCGCCTTATGTGCGGGGATAGCACGTCTTTGACAGACGTACAGAAGCTCGTAGGGGGGGCACAGATGGACTTGCTTCTCACGGACCCGCCGTACAATGTGGACTATCAGGGCGCCGCCGGTAAAATCAAAAACGACAACATGGAAGATACAGCATTCAGGCGATTTTTGACGGATGCCTTCTCCAATGCAGCAATGGTCATGAAACCAGGTGCCCCGTTCTACATCTGGCACGCAGACAGTGAAGGGTATAACTTTCGCGGTGCGTGTAAAGACGCGATGCTGCGCGTCAGACAGTGCCTGATCTGGGTGAAGAACTCCCTTGTGATGGGGAGACAGGATTTCCAGTGGAAGCATGAACCTTGCCTCTATGGTGAGAGCGAAATCGAAGAGGAAGGGCATGAACCGTGCCTTTACGGATGGACGGAAGGCAAGAAGCATTATTTCTTTAAGAACCGCAGACAGACCACCGTGTTGAATTTTGATAAGCCTGTCAAATCTGCGGAGCATCCGACCATGAAGCCGATTAAGCTGTTTGATTACCAGATGCAGTGTTCCAGCAAGCCGGGAGAGAATGTGCTTGACCTGTTCGCTGGCTCTGGCACAACGATCATGGCAGCGGAGCAGAACGGGAGGCATGCATATTGCATGGAGTTTGACCCAAAGTATGCCGATGTAATCATTGATCGTTGGGAGAAGTTCACAGGAGAAAAGGCGGTGCTTCTGAGTGACGGTTGAAGAGGCACAGGGAATTATTGACAAAACAACCAGCCCGTATTTGAAGCGGGACATGGAGAAGTTCATCAAACGCCAGAGGAGAAAGGAGGGCGGTTATGGGGAGACCGAGAAAAGAAATAGACATGAAGCAGTTCGAGAACCTGTGCGCACTCCAATGCACACTCGAGGAAATCTGCGGGTGGTTCGGAATCACGGACAAAACGCTGGATTCATGGTGTAAACGGACATATGGCGCACTTTTCTCCGAAGTTTTCAGGCAAAAGCGCGGAGCAGGGAAAATTTCCTTACGAAGAAGCCAATGGAAGCTTGCGGAAAAGAATGCAAATATGGCAATCTGGCTAGGAAAACAGTACCTAGACCAGACAGACGGAGCAAGCGAAAAGAGCGGAGACCCGGCAGCTTTGGCGGCTTTGATTCTGGCGCTCAAGGGCAACGGAAATGCAGATTAATCCATTATCGAAAAAGCAACGGCAGATCATGGAGTTTGCACAGTCGGAGGATATGGCGCTGATCTGTGATGGCTCTGTCCGTTCCGGAAAAACAACAATTATGGCGTTGACGTTCGTCTTATGGGCGATGAATAACTACGATCATACGAATTTCGCCATTTGCGGGAAGACGGTTCAGGCGGCGGAAAGAAACATATTAAAGCCATTGATGGAGGTCGATGGGTTAGGCGCGGCTTTGTCGATGAGTTATAAAGTTTCGACGAGGATTCTCACGGTACGAAGCGGAAACAAGACAAACTGGTTTTATCTGTTCGGCGGCAAGGACGAAAGCTCGTATATGCTCATTCAGGGCATTACACTTGCGGGTGTGCTGTTCGACGAAGTGGCACTTATGCCGCGTTCGTTTGTGGAGCAGGCGCTTTCCCGTGCGATTTCGTTTGAACATCCGAAATACTTCTTCAACTGCAATCCGGAAAGCCCGAGCCATTGGTTCTACAAAGAGTGGATTGAGCGTCCGCGCGAGAACACGCAGCACATCCACTTCCTGCTGGAAGACAATCCAATTCTTACTCCGCAGATGATCGAGCGGACGAAAGGAATGTATTCCGGCGTATTCTACGACAGATACATTCTCGGGCGTTGGGTAATCGCAGAAGGGCTTGTGTATCCGATGTTTGGAGAAAACTGCATCGTGCATGATGGCCCGGATGACGGGGACTTTTACATTTCCATCGACTACGGAACGAGAAACCCGTTTTCCGCTGGGCTTTGGAGGGTCACGAAAAAATGCGCGGTTCGAGTGGCGGAAGTATATTATTCCGGTCGAGCCGAACACCACCAGAAGACCGACGAAGAGTACTGCGACATGGTGGAACAGTTGGCGGGAGACAGAACAATATCGGCGGTCGTCGTAGACCCTTCGGCAGCGTCGTTTATCGAAGCCTTGCGGAGACGCGGGCGGTTCAAAGTTAGGCACGCGGATAACGATGTAATGAACGGAATCCGAACCGTGTCTGCTTTTCTCAAAAATGGGAAAATAAAAATACACGAAAGCTGCGAGAACTCCATACGTGAATTTGGGCTGTACCGGTGGGACGACAAAGCAAGAGAAGATCAAGTTATAAAGGACAACGACCACGCGATGGACGATATTCGGTATATGGCTATGACGGTACTGAAAAAGGCGTTCAAAGAGCATTCGTTCGTGCCTGAACTGGCGCGGTGAGGTAAAAGATGAAAACATATCAGGATTTTTTAGAGGTTGCGGAAAAGTCTGACCGGGAGCGGATGGAATTTATTCTGTCCGCGATAAATAATCACAAAGACTCGGATTTATACAAACAGGCGGTTATTGCGAAGGAGTATGACGCGCACAGGAATGTGACGATTGCTAATTTTCAAAAGCTGCTTTATACGCTCAACGGGAAAGTCATTCCGGACAACTACAGTCCGAACTATAAGCTTCGGAGCAATTTCTTTGCAAATTTCATCACGCAGGAAACGCAGTATTTGCTTGGAAACGGCGTGACACTGAAAAAAGAGGAAAACAAAGCGAAGTTGGGCGCTGGGTTTGACACACGGCTCCAAGACGCAGCGCACGACGCGCTTGTCGGCGGCGTTTCCTATGGTTTCTGGAATCTCGATCACCTTGAAGTGTTTGATGTGACAGAATTTGTTCCGCTTCTGGATGAGGAAAACGGAGCGCTTCGGTCGGGCATTCGTTTCTGGCAAGTATGCACAAGCAAGCCGCTGCGTGCTACTCTCTTCGAACCTGACGGATTTACACAGTACATCCGACGGAGCGGGGAAGAAATGATGATTTTGGAGCCGAAGCGCGGCTATGTGGCTGTGGAAGCGACTTCTGAGATTGACGGGACCGAACTTCTGGCGTATCAGAATTATCCGGGCTTCCCTATTATTCCCATGTACGGGAACCGCGCAAAGCAGTCTGAACTGGTCGGACAGCGCGAGGCGATTGACTGCTACGATTTGATCAAATCCGGCTTTGCGAATACGGTTGATGATGCATCCGTTATTTACTGGACAATTTCCAATGCTGGCGGCATGGACGAGATCGGTATGGCACGGTTCAAAGAGTCCATGCGGAGAATTGGCGTAGGTCTTGTGGACGATGACGGCGCGAAGGCAGAGGCTCATACGCTCACAATCCCGGTTGAAGCTCGGGAAGCGCTTCTTTCCAGAATCAGCGACGATCTGTACCGAGATTTTCAGATGTTGGACGTTACAAAACTGCAAGGCGGGCAGAAAACAGCGACGGAGATCAATGCGGCATATCAGTCGATGGATAACAAGGTCGATCAATTCGAATACTGCGTAATTGATTTCTTACAGGCACTTTTCAAAATCGTCGGGATTGAAGATGACCCGTCTTTTACTCGCTCTAAGGTAACAAATCAGCTGGAACAAACGCAGATGGTGCTTCTTGCGGCAAACTACCTAGACGATGAGACAATTTTGAACAAGCTCCCGTGGCTGACGCAGGAAGAAGTCGCCGAAATTCTGAAAAGAAAAGCGGCAGAGGATATTGAGCGCAGCTTCGAGCCGCCGGAGATGGTGAACGATGAGACCTGATAAGGGATACGACCTCACCGAAAAAGAGTTAAAGGCGCTCGAAAAGCGGATATATGATTCTTACAAAGAAGCGTATGACGGTCTGACGGACATCATCAAGGAGTATTTCACAAAGTTCGCAGACCGTGACGAAGCCGAAAAGGCACGGATGGACGTTGGCGATATCACAGAGGAACAATACAAGCAATGGCGGCTTGCACAGATCGGGCGTGGAAAGCGCTTTGAGTCGCTACGGGATAAGGTCGCAGAGCGCATGACAAATGCAAACGCTGCTGCTGTTGCGTATGTCAACGATGCAACGCCGGGCATTTACAGTTTGAATCGGAATTTCGCGGCGTACACCATTGAGCAGGTGACCGGCGATGTCGGATTTGATTTATGGGACGAACAGACTGTAAAGCGCTTGATCGTGGAACAGCCGGAGCTTATGCCGTATTACCCGCCGAAAAGAGCGTTAAAACGTGGAATTGATCTTGCATGGGGCAAAAAGCAGATCACAGCCAGCGTCACAAGCTCCATTTTGCAGGGCAAGAGCATTAAGCACATGGCAGACGATCTACAATCCAGAATTGTCACCATGAACCGCGATTCCGCTATCCGAACAGCTCGAACGGCAGTCACGGGTGCGCAGAACGCCGGACGGATGGATTCTTACTTTGCAGCTGAAAAGATGGGGATTAAATGCCGCAAAGAGTGGATGGCAACGTTTGATGGCAGGACGCGCCATTCTCACGCGATGCTCGATGGTGAAATCGTGGATAACGATAAGAAGTTTTCTAATGGTTGCCGTTTCCCAGGAGACCCGCAAGGAAGACCGGAAGAAATATACAACTGCCGCTGCACGCTGGTATCTGCGATAGAGGGAATTGACACTTCCAATGGGAAACGTCGAGACAGATACGGAATTCTGCCGAATATGACATTTGCACAGTGGGAGAAATCAAAGCGTGGGGAAGGCTATTTACAAAGATGAACGTTGAATTTATCGACAATTCCGAACAAGTGAAGTCCGCTATGCACGACGCGCTGATTCGCGCCCTCGAAAAGATCGGCATGACGGCTGAAAAGTATGCAAAGCGGCTTTGCCCGGTCGATACCGGCAATCTGAGGAACAGCATCACGCACCGTGTGAATGAAGAAGAGCCAGCGGCATACGTCGGAAGTGACACGGAATATGCCGCATACGTCGAACTCGGAACCGGTAAGTATTATCCGGGCGGAAGACCTACGCCGTGGGCGTATCAGGACGCAAATGGGAATTGGCACTGGACGGCGGGAAATAAAGCACAGCCGTATTTGAAGCCCGCAGCGGCTGACCATGCATCCGAATACCGGAAGATCGTAGAGGATGAATTCAAAAATGGCTGAAAGTTTGCGTAAGAGAGCCTAAAATATGCGGTATAAATGTGGTAACAGTGAAGAAACGACTGTTGCCACATTTTTTTGTTCTGTCGCGGCAAAGAACCGCCGACAAGGGAAAGGGAGATAGAACATGGCATTAACAAGGAAGCTCCTAAAGGGAATGGGGCTGACGGAAGAGCAGATGGACACGATCATTGAGGCGCACACCGATACCGTAGACGGGCTAAAAAGCGATCTCGCGCGGTATAAGGCAGACGCTGAAAAGCTCCCCGGAGTACAGGCGGAGTTGGAAAACCTGAAAGCCAAAGGCGACGATGGCTGGAAGGATAAGCACGACAAGGTCAAACAGGAATTTGACGACTACAAAAGAGAGCAGATGCAGAAGGAAACCAAGAGCGCGAAGGAATCCGCGTATCGGGAACTTTTGAAGTCTGCGGGTATCAGCGAAAAGCGCATTGATTCGGTTTTGAAGGTCACCGATCTTTCTTCGGTTGAATTGGAAGACGGCAAAATCAAGAACGCCGATGATTTGAAGAAGTCCATCAAGGAAGAGTGGGCAGATTTCGTCGTTACCACGAAACAGAAGGGCGCGGACACCAAAGACCCGCCCGCAAACAACGGCGGCGCTATGAGCCGGGACGACATCTTTAAGATCAGGGACGCGTCTGAACGGCAGGCAGCAATTGCCGCAAATCTCAATTTGTTCGGAAAGGAAGAATAATATGGCAGCAAAAAACAACCTGACCATGACGAGCGACGTTCAGGTAACCGCTCGTGAAATCGATTTTGTAACCCGCTTTGCGCGGAACTGGCAGCACCTGCGCGACATTCTGGGCATTATGCGCCCCATCAAAAAGCAGCCTGGCACCGTCCTGAAATCCAAGACCGCAAGCGTGACGCTCGCGCAGAGCGTCGGCGAGGGAGAAGAGATTCCCTACTCCAAAGCGACGGTCATTGAGAAGGACTATGCGAACATCAACGTCGAAAAGTACGCGAAGGCGGTCTCTATCGAGGCAATCAAGGAATACGGCTATGATGTCGCAGTCGCGATGACCGACGAAGCTTTCCTGTATGAGCTTCAGACCAACGTCACGAACCGGTTCTACGACTACCTGAATACCGGCCTTCTGAGCGTCAGCGAAACCAACTGGCAGCGTGCGCTTGCGATGGCGAAGGGCGCTGTTATCAACAAGTTCAAGCAGATGCACAGAACCGCGACAAACGTTGTCGGCTTCGTGAACGTCATGGACTTGTATGACTATCTCGGCGGCGCTGATATCACCATCCAGACTGAATTCGGCTTCCAGTACATCAAGAACTTCATGGGCTACAGCACCGTGTTCCTGCTGTCTGACGAAGAAATCAAGCGTGGTCGTGTTATTGCGACTCCGGTCGAGAACATCGTCCTATACTACATCGACCCGGCTGACAGCGATTTCGCCCGTGCCGGTCTTGACTACAGAACTGATGGCGAAACGAACCTGGTTGGTTTCCACGTGCAGGGCAACTACTCCACGGCGGTCTCCGAGTCCTTTGCGATCATGGGCATGACCCTGTTCGCGGAGTATCAGGACGGCATTGCCGTTGCTGACATTGACGAGACCCCGTCGCTCGGCACACTGACCGTTACTTCGGCAGCCGGAACCGCAACCGGCGACACGAAGATCACGGTTACCCCGGCAAAGGAAGTGTCTGGGAACGTCTACAAGTACAAGGTAGGTGAGTCGGCTGAGACGGTTACCTACGGTCAGAATGTCAGAACGTGGTCGACGTGGGACGGCAAGTCCGATATCACTGCGACGACGGGCAAGAAGATCACAGTCGTTGAGGCTGACGCGACTTACAAGGCGCAGAAGTCCGGCAACGCGACGGTAACGGCGAAGTAATGGAGGTGGCGGTGTGATGCTGACTGAATTATGTGGCGTGCTTCGAAACTGGTTCGAAACTGACAGAATCAGTGGTACGTACACGGTCGAAAACGGCAGCATCACACTGCCGTTTTTGCAAAACGGACAGTTTTTCCGTGTGGTGGGCTCTGTTTTCAACGACGGAGTTCACCAATACCCGGATTACGCGATGGCAGACGAGACATTTGACGGCTCTATATGGCCGATGTCTGTTCCTCCTGCACTTCTCTGCTTGGGAGAGGAAATCAAGGCGTGGCAGGAAAAGAACGGAGACATCGCCGCGAGCCCGTACACGTCGGAGAGTTTCGGCGGGTACAGCTATTCGAAAACGACTAGCGGGTCTGCAACCGGCGCTGGAATGGTAACATGGCAGTCTGTTTTTAAGTCGCGCCTGAACCAATGGAGGAAGATATGAGCTTACTTGACGATTTTGCAAGACCGTGTGTCCTCTTGGACAAAAGCCGCGTGCCGGACGGCGAGAGCGGCTATATCACGACGTGGGCGGAAGGCGCGGAGTTTTACAACTATCAGGCGCTTGATACGTCGATGGAGGCAAGGAGAGCCGAAAAAGAGGGCGTTACAAGCGTTTACTCGGTTCTGGTTCAGCAAAGCGTTCCGATTGAGTATAACGACTTCTTCCGGGATAAAACGACCGGCGAGACGTACCGTGTAACATCGGAACCGACGGCAAAGCAGTCCCCACGCTCGGCCAGCTTCGATCTCAAGTATTTCACGGCAGAAAAGAAGGCGTTACCGGCATGACAAAAGGACAGGCTCTACAAGAATGGTTTTCGCAGTTCCTGACAGCCTATTCGACGTCCAGCGTGCCGGACGATGCTGTTTTCCCGTGGCTCACGTATGAGCTTATTACGGGCGCATGGGATAGTGGAGAGATCGGGCTTACGGTGAACCTGTGGTACTACACGGAAAAGGAAGCAGAACCGAATGCCAAAGCGCAGGAAATTTCGGACGCGATCGGTTTTGGCGGCGTGTTCGTTCCGTGCGACGGCGGTGCAATTTGGATTAAGCGCGGAACGCCGTGGTGCCAGAACATCGCGGATGATTCCGACAAATACATCAAGCGGCGGTATTTGAACGTAACGGTCGAATACATTACCGCGAACTGAAAGGACTGATTTCATGGCGAAATTTACAAAAATTCCGGCGGATACGTTTAAGCAGCTGCAAATCAACGCTGGCGTTGTTTTGAGCGAATTTACGCCTGCAACCGGAACGTTTGAACCGGAGAACCAGATCGGTGCAACTACCGGAGGCGTTACATTTTCCGCGACACCGACGTATTCCGACTACGGCTCGGATGTGGACAATTGCCCCAAGAACACAATGGAAATGAAGCGGATGGACGATGTCGAAGTGAAACTTTCCGGTACATATGTAACGGCTACGACCGCCTCCGCGAAATCTCTTATGGCGGCGGCTGACATCGACGGCACAGATACGACGAAGGTTGTTCCTCGGCGCGATCTTTCGGCGGCTGACTTTGCGGACATCTGGCTTGTGGGCGATTATTCCGACAAGAACGGTGCAACGAATGGCGGTTTCATTGCTATTCGTCTTATGAACGCGCTATCGACCGGAGGATTCCAGCTGAAAACGGCGGACAAGAACAAGGGGCAGATGGCGTTTGAGTACACGGCGCACTATTCGATGTCGAAGCAGGACGTTGTGCCGTATGAGGTTTATATCAAAGCCGGTACGGCTGAAACGTAAGGAGAAGAAAGTATGAAATTTTCGGAACTTAGCACGGATAAGGCGGCTGACGTTCTTTGCGAGGTCAGCGTGTACGCGCTCAACATCCTGACGGACGATGAGCTGCGGGAGAGTCTGAAAGCACAGATTGACGCAGAGAAGCCTCAGACAGCCGGTGAAAAATACGCGATCGGTGCGAAGAAGATCGGGCAGTGGATTCCCCTGATCCTGAAAAAGCACAGAGAGGACACACTCGGTATTCTGGCTGCGGTCAACGAAACGACCGTCGAGGCGGTCAAAAAGCAGAGCGTCCTAAAAACCATGCGGCAGATTCAGGAGATTGTCAAGGACAAGGATATGCTGGATTTTTTCAAATCGTGCGCGTCGGAGGCGAAAGCGTAACGCTTGCGCTTCTGGCGGCTCCAAAGATAAGCGTGGGAGGGCTGATTCGCCTTTTGCCGATTTTGGTAAAGCGGCAGCAGGAAGAATCAGCCTTCCGCATTTATACGGCGGAGTGTTTGCGCACAATGACGGAAAACACAGCGAAATTCGCGGGCGGCAGCTTTGTTCAGGCGAAATATTCCGACCTGATAGACCCGAAGCCGCAGGACAACCGAACCTGCGAAGAAATCACCGCCGAGGTTGTTAAGCGGTGCGGACTGGTGGTGAAAGATGAATCTATTTGAACTTTTTGTAAAAATCGGTGCGGATACGACCGAAGCGAATAAAGGCATTGATGAAGTTGGGCAGAAAACATCCGGACTCGGGGAAAAACTGAAATCCGGACTTGCGACGGCTGGTAAAGTGGCTGTTGCTGGTGTTGCGGCAGGAACGGCGGCGCTCGGGACGCTCGGCACAAAGGCGGTCGAAGCGTATGCTGACTATGAGCAGCTTGTCGGCGGTGTGGAAACGCTTTTCAAGGACAGCCAAGATCAGGTTATGGATTATGCGAACAACGCATATAAGACCGCTGGCCTGTCCGCAAATGAATATATGGAGACGGTAACGAGCTTCTCGGCCTCTCTGCTGCAATCTCTCGATGGAGACACAAGCGCGGCAGCGGACAAGGCGAACTTGGCAATTACCGATATGTCCGATAACGCAAACAAGATGGGCACGGACATGACATCCATCCAAAATGCTTATCAAGGCTTTGCGAAAGCGAACTATACAATGCTGGATAACCTCAAGCTCGGTTATGGCGGCACACAGGCGGAAATGGAGCGGCTGCTTGCGGACGCAGAGAAGATTTCCGGCATCAAGTACGATATTTCAAGCTATGCGGACATCGTAGATGCTATCCACGTGGTGCAGACGGAAATGGGCATCACGGGCACGACGGCAGAGGAAGCGGCAAGCACGATTCAGGGCTCGTTCGGTATGATGAAATCCGCATGGCAGAATCTTGTGACAGGCATGGCAGACCCTGACCAAGATTTAGGCGTTTTGGTCGGGAACTTTACGGATTCTGTGGTCATCGCGGGGAACAATCTGATTCCTCGGATTCAGGAGCTTTTGCCGCGTATCGTCGAAGCGACAACGTCCCTTATCGGAACGGTAAGCGAACAGTTACCGTCGATTCTGGGCACGGTGCTTCCGTCTCTTGTAGAGGGCGCTACAAACCTTGTAACCGGTCTTATGGCGGCTTTGCCGTCTGTGCTGTCGGTTTTGGCGGACGTTGCGCCGACGGTCATCAACACGCTCGTACCGGCACTGATTGCGCTTTTGCCGCAGATTGTGCAGACGGGCATTGATGTCATTGTATCGCTTGCACAGGGCATCGCGGACGCGCTCCCGGAACTGATTCCCGCCGCAGCAGAGGCAATCGCGGAAATCGCAAGAATTCTAACCGACCCAGACAACTTGAGCGCCGTTATCGATGCGGCACTTGAAATCATTCTTGCACTGGTTGATGGGTTCATGGACGCGATTCCGACGCTGATAGAGGTTATCCCTGATATAATTGCGAATCTGGTAACTGCGATCATTGTAAATGCGCCAAAACTGATTGAAGCAAGCATTGCTTTGATTTTGAGCTTGGCGGACGGGCTAATCAAAGCGTTGCCGGAGCTTGTAGCGGCGATTCCAAATCTCATTATCGCGCTTGTCGAGGGAATTTTAGATCATTTGGACGAAATTATTCTGGCGGGCGTAAAGGTAACTGGAGCGCTTATAAAGGGGCTTATCAAAGCAATTCCTGATATCATCATGGCGATTCCGAGGGTGATATCGTCTATCGTTGATACATTCCTTGATTTTGATTGGCTCGGGCTCGGAAAGAACATCGTCGAGGGCATCATAGACGGGTTTGTGGAGATGTGGAACGACTTCAAGAATACGGTTCACGACGCAGTTACGGGCGTGGTGGATGAGGTAAAGGATATTCTAGGCATAGCGTCGCCGTCTAAGGTATTCGCCGGTATCGGCGGATATATGGCGGAAGGACTCGGGCAGGGCTTTGACAAGGAATTCTCGAGCGTCAAGCGAGGGATTCAAAGCCAACTCGATTTCGGCACGATGACCTTTGGAATGTCTTCCTTCGGGCATCTTCCGGCACTCGCCGGAGCGGGCACGACAAACAATTATTACAACATCAACGCTGACCGGGTGAAGCAGTTCAACGACATCATACGGATTACGGAGAATGAACGGCTGACGGCAAGAATGGGGGTATCGTAGAATGGGGTATACAAACAAGCGTTCGTACACGTTTTACGCAAAAACATCGGTATATACGGACTCCGCCAATAAAAGCACGCGGCACACCGTACACACGTCCCCGGGCTACAACCAATCTACCCAAACAGAACCGTGCAACAAATATTGGGTAAAAGCGCAAAGCATCATCAGGGAAAAGTCGGAACAGATTGCGTTTGTGAAATTTGATGCTGCCGACATTGCCGCGATGGCGAAAAAGGCGGTGTATTTCGACGCAAGCAATAATGATTTTATCGATATCGGTCTTACTGGCTCTCAATATGTCAACGAACTGTCCAGCAATGTGACAATGGCTGTTCAGGTTTGCAAGAAGGAAACCGATCTATCGACGCTGACGTATGATTCCATGCCGGGACTTGCTGTCATCGATCAAATTGATGCCACGCAGCTATACCTCGGGTACACCGCCAATGTGAAACCGACAACGCTGAATTCCGTCGGGTACGCAACGAACGAGAGCCTAAAGCAAGCAATTATCAACGGGCTTGCGTTCTCTATTTTGGACAGCAGCCCGACCCCGAGCAGTAGCAGCGCAACAAGCTTCGGTATCTCAGATCCGATTATCCCCTCCAGAACCGCGCTCGGCGTTCATGTCGCAGACATTCAGTTGGAAGCGGAAGATATGTCCCCCTCCGGGAATGCATACGTTCCGCCGGACAACAAATGCATTGTAACGTGGAATATAGCGGATATTCCGTATTACTTTACGCAGAAGCCTGCGCAGGTGTCTTTCTCGCTGCAATATTACACGCTTACGGACGGAGTAAGCAACGGCACAAAGACGATAAGCGGCGGAGCCGGGAATACGGCGACAATACCAGTAAGCGACCTGACCGGCGCGGAGGCGCTGCGCTGGCGCATCAAGATCACGTCGGATGATGGAATTGAGGGCGAATGGTCGGCGTGGCAGTTTTGCACATGCGTTGACCCGACCGGCAAGGCGACGGCAATTAGCCCAGTAAATACAATCGTGGACGGAACTAAGGACGTTATTTTCCAGTGGAAACACGTTGTTTCGTCCGGTGCGGCGCAGTCCAAAGCGGAGCTGCAGAAAAGCACCGACGGAAGCACATGGACGGCGCTTGCAACAATTGATGGAACGGCGCGGCAATGGGCATGCCCGGCGGGGACGCTTACATCGAGCATCAAATACTGGCGTGTGCGCACTTACAATGCGGACGGCGTTGCCGGAGATTGGAGTGACGCGGCGCAGATCGTTGTGGTATCCGCCCCGGACGCGCCGCAAATCAGAGTAGACAGCGTCGACCCGCGCCCGAAAATATCTTGGACGGCGACAGATCAAGAAGCCTGGCAGGTAGAGCTTGACGGGGAAGTCTTAGGTGGCACACATTACGGCGCAGAAAAGACGTGGAAAAGCCCAATGTACCTTATGGACGGGAGCCACACGGTGCGCGTGCGAGTGCAAAACCAGTATGGCATGTGGTCTAGCTGGTGCGCGGCGGCGCTTCCCGTGACGAACACGCCGGGCGCGAGTATCACGCTCACCGTGCAGGCTTCCAGCGTTGCGGACTTAAGCTGGCAGACCACCGGTAGCTACGATTTTTACCTCGTGTACCGGGGCAGCAAGCCGATCGCAAAGCTCACCCAGACGCAGTACACCGACGAACTGTCCTCCGAC